GTATTAATATTATTCTGTTCTGTTTTCCCTTTTGCCGTATGGATAGGTTTATTTTATCGAATGTTGCTTCGTCGGTAAGTTCTTCAGCTTCATCTAATACCCACGTTGTAACACCTTGTAAAGATTTTAAGTTAGCCGTTTGGTCGCCTGAACTTGTTTTAATACCTCTAAATAATATTCTACTACCTGAATACTTATTTATTATTTCGTCTTTTGTTACGATAAAATCTTGTTCCATTTTCATCAACTCTATCTTCTCTATAAATTCCGGTATGATTGAAATGGATGCCGAAACTAAAGTGTAACGTGTGAACAAAACAACGTGTCCGCTTTCCTTTGTAAGTAATAACAAGAACGTTGTAACGCTGTAAGACTTGGACGAACCACGACCACCTGTTACAATAAAGTAACGTGAAGGACTTCCTAAATAATTAAACTTCGGGTTTATAACTATCAATTCGGAATAGGTCTTTTACATCAAAGTCTGAAACACTTAAATTAGTATCTGTAGTTTGTTTAGGTTGTCCAAATGCGCTATCCATAACCGCCTTGTAAGCATTAACATCGCCTTTACTTGCTTTGGTTAACATTGCTAAAGTAATTACTTCTTCTTGGCTTAATTCTTCAACTTCGCCTGTGAGTCCGTTTTTTTGTTTGGTTATTAAGTCAAGATATTGCCTTGCAACTGTAGCTCGGTTCTTACTTCCTTTTGGTCTTCCGTTTGGATTTCTTACTTCGCCTTTTGTTGCAGGTTTTAAATTTTCATCGTTAGCCATTTCTTCTTATTTTAAGAAATATTTGTACTACTTCCATTATATCTCTAACAGCCTTCTTGGGGTTTTTAATAACATTATCTACTAACTCAATAAAAGCAATAGTAATCCTATTCCCAACAAGACCAAGAAAATGGCATAGTATAGATAATACTACAATGCCGGGTTTATAATAATGGTCAACAAGAAGGGCTATCATTACAGTCGTTGTTACCGAAGTTATCACTATAGCTATTAGCTTTCCGAATGATAGCCCTCTTTCTTGTCTAAGACCTATTAATGAACCTACTATAGAAGTAATAACAAAGAAGTAATTTGACGCATGTTCTGTGAACACGCTAAAATACTCTTGGTATTTACTCATGTAAGTTTAGTTTAATTAAACAAAAGGAGTAGACTTAGTTGCTTCGCCTTTATATTCAATGTTATTATACCTGTCATCTGCATCACTCAACCATGCTCCCAAAGTAGCATTCAGAGATGTTACAGTAGCAGCATCATCTGTAGATACAGTGAACCCAGTATCAGCATCTTCTGTTTTATCTTCAATAGAAGCAGCTAAGAGAATTACAGTTTCCATTGGGAAACGTGAAGTATTATTCAAATTCTCTGTCTCACCATAATGTACAATACGAGTTACTGTATAGCCATCAACAGTTCTATCAAGATAGTTAGGAGGAGTAATAAAGTATTCACCACCAACTACATGATTTTGAGCAGTCATAATTTGAAGTGCAGCTCTGTCTTTGTAGTTCAAGTATACTTGACGTTCAGTATTAGCGCCTTCAAAAGGAGGAGATACTTCACCACCAGTATAAAGAATACCATCACCAGAGATACCACAACCAGACAATCTGATTTTCAAATACTTGACATCATCAAAGGCCAATGCTTCATCTTCATCAAAAGCTACAACTAAAAGAGCATTGATAGTAGCTGCACTACCGGGAGTAACAGAACCTAAGTTCAAGATACGAGCAGTAGAAAGCGTAGCATCTTCTGCAATTGCATTGTGGAGGCTATTAATGAATTGTACATCTGCTGTATAAGTAGCAGTTACAGTAGAACCATTTACAGTATACTGTGCATAGTTAAAAGTATCACCAGCATTCATAGTACCAATTACAGTACCAGAACCACCACCAATATTCAAACCAAGTACAATGAACTGTTTATTTCCACTAAAATTAGCTGGAGATGCATTAGCTGTTACTTGGCTAAATCTGTTAAGATCAAGAGCTAAGTTTTGCAATACATAATCATTGGTATTGGTAGCAGCAACAGTAGGAGTAGTTACAGTAGCAGAAATAACATCTCTGTTATATCCATAAGTAATATCCTTACGTGCGCCTTCAAAGTTCAATGTCATTTTGTAAGTAGCATCAGTAGTATCTACACCAGTTACAGTTTTGATACGATACATGTTATACATGCCCGGCTCATATTTCTGAGTAGATACAGACAAAATCCTATCTGCTAAAATCTTGTGAGATTCTACATAGGCAGGATCATTGTTTTTGAATGGATTAACTTTATAAGTTTGGCTGCTATTAGGAGTACCTTGAACTACTTTAACACTTGCTACTTGAGCAGATGTAGTACCAGCAGGAATAAACTTACCAAAGCTAACTGTACCACTGTGATCTGTAGACAATACTCCCAACTGACCATCTGCCAGATTAAGGGAACTACCAGAGGTTACAATATTATCACTCGGAACTAATACTTGGTCGTCTTTTCCAACCAAGAATACAGTCGTAGGAGCTTGAAATTTATTGCTTTTCATTTATTAAAATTTAAGAATTTATTGAATTTATTTTATCAGTATTAAGATTTAAACTATCCCCATCTTTAAGAACTCTTGAAGCCTCTTTAACAGCATAATCTACAATTAGTGTATGGTAAGTAGAATCTATTTCTAAATCCTGTGAAGGACTGGATACATTATAATATAAGCTATTACAGTTTGTACCTCCAGCCCTTTGACATTCTATAAACTCAATTGAGTTATAGTCACCAGAGAAAAACTCTTTTGGCTGTCTTACATACTCTAAATACAGAGATTCTATTTCAAAGCCTTCTTCTGAATAAATATAAAGAGACTTACTATTTGACGTACTATTCTTAGCGAATGAACCAATTAATCTTTTCCATTTCTTAGATGGTTTTTGAAATTGTCCTCTAAGAATATCATTCAATCTACCTTGACCAACTATTTCTACATCGTATGTACCACAGTTAGTCTTGACATAAGCTCTTTTATAATGTAGATACGGATAAACCAAATCTGATAAATCAAACTCATATACATTATTTTCAGTGCTTACAGGTGTAACAGCAGGTTGTTCAGGTTGAGTTACAATAAGGTTAGAAACCATGTCGAACTTTTGCTGGGAAAGCTCAGGGAAGACATTATTTTCAAGAAAGATAAACACAGCATTATTAATGAACTGATCTATTTGGATAGGACTTAGATCACGATAATGGTTAGAGTCTACTTTATTGAATCTCTCCTTGAACAACCAAACTGTTTTTAATACACTCATATTTTATATCTTAACACCTTTAGATTGAAGATCTGTTTTAAGATCATAGTAGTAATTTCCAAGAGGATCTTTTGGATCAAAGTTTTCAAGTTCTCTCAAAATGAAAGTCTTGAATGCATCTCTGTTTCTATGCTTATATACAGCAGTTTCAGCTTGTTTAGGATACCAATAAAGGATACCATCTTTCTCACCAATTGTGCGTGTATTAATAGCTTGTGTAACAAGATACTCAACTTCAAACAGAAGACTATTCTCTTTGAATACATCTACTAATTTCAAAAACTTGTCAATGTTTGCAGCTTTATCTTTATCCTTATTCTTGATAAACTTATTAAGTTGTTGTTTAACTATCTGTGGAGCTACTTCACCTTTAATTAGAGGGAAGTCATTTCTATCACGAAGTATACAAGCAAATTGATATAGCTTATCTTCTGGGAATTTTTCCTGCAAATTATACAATTCTACAATTGCTCTATTTTCCTTATCAAACATTTGTACTTGCTCTAAAGCTTCTTCATTCTCTTCTGCAATATAAAATGTATGATAGTCTGAATTTACTGATACTTTGTCTTTAGCAATAAGAGGACAATTTTTAACTGCCTGAATTGCCATACGACCCCTTGAGGTATCAGAAGTAAATACATTTAATCCTTCATACAAAGTAATTTGAAATCCTTCAATGAATGTTTTAGGTTTCTTTGGATCAAAAGATTCTCTACGAGAGATGAAATCTTGTGACATTGCAGAGGTGTAGAAATTAGGCTCTGTGCCATCTGTTATTTCATACCAAACCTGCCTTGAAATCGTATCTTCATTTAAGATTACAGATAAGATAGGATTCCATTTATCAGATAGATTTTTATGAGATTTAAGAACTTCAATGCTTTCTCCTTTAAAAGGATTAGGAACCATTTCATCCAAACCTGTTTTATATCTACCTGTTTCAGGAACTAAGTAAAAGCCAATTGACTCTGTAGTATTTGAAGCCTTTACTTTACCTAATGTCTTACCTGTTTCAATTTGCTTTGTCTTGGTATCACCTGCACCTAAGACTAAAGGAATTAAGTGGCGACGTTGAGAGCTTTCTCTCTGAATTGTCTTAACACTTACTTTCATAACGTTTCATGTTATTTATTAGTTAAAAAATTATCTTAGTTGCTTACAAAAGGTAAACATGCAATACGAGATACATCCCAAACAGCTAATGCTACTGAGCTACCACGATAAATACCTGCTTCTTTATTTTGTACTGCAACAGTTTCACCTGATTTCTTAGCACCAGAATAGAAGTCATATACATTAGATACTGCATAGTATTCTTCATAAGCTTCTTCATATACCATAGAGATATTGCTTCTGCTTTGTCCACCCGGAGTATTTCCAGTTACACCTAAGTCAAGAATATCAAAAGTAAATGATTCATAGCTATAATTAGTACCCGGCACTTTCTCAGGATAGTAACGTGGATTATCCTTCATAGGATCATACATTACTTTCAACTTGATACCATTATCCATCAGAATTTCTGTGAATTGCGCACCATAAGAAAGAGCATTAGGAGTAATATCAGAGGTAGTACTGTGAATAAAGTGAGTATCTACAAGTGTGAAAGGAGAAAGACCAGCTTGAGCTAATACTAATCTGCTAAACAATTGAATACCACCTTTACCTGTACGTAGAATAACTTCTGGTTCACCTACATCATAACGTGTAATAAACAAGTCATTCAATTTCTCGTAGATGTCATACAAGCTCAAAGTACCATTGTGAGGCCAGTAGTTACCATCTCTACGAATTTGTCTCCAACCTGGAGCAACTTTAATTTGTCTTCCTGTATCTGGGTCAGTTGTTACCTCAGTACGTCCAAACTCCATCATGAAGTTTTTATCCTCAGCAATTCTTTCTCCCAAACGTGCTTCTGCCATTGTAATGAAAGAACCTTGTGGGATAAGTTTGCTATTTGCTTTATCAGCCAAACCTGCCTGATAGGTATAACCTACACCAATAGCACCATCACCAAATGATCCACCATTACCAGAGATAGAATACTTCATACCAGAACTCTTACCATCCATTTCCAGACGCAAGAATTTATCTGTAACTTCAATCTTACGACCTACATAACCAATCTGGCTTTGCAATTCATAGATATTAGCATAGCTGTCACCAGCATATTTGTAGTTCAATTCATCAGCAGTAGATGTACCACCATCAATAATTCTACGGTTTACTCCAAGATATTTAGGATCAATCCAGCTATCTGGTGAACCATCTTGAAGTTTTACTGTATATTCCCATTCATCAGCAGATACCTGTGTTGGGTATCCAATTACTCTAAGCAAAGGAGCATCATGAGCATCTGTCTTAAACAGTACTGGTTCATGGAAACCACCTTTGTCACCAAAGATTTTAAATTCTAAATTGCCTTTACCCGGATAAGTAGGAAGGTTTTCATCTACTCTTGTGATACGCATATCAGCAATAACATCTTCTGAAATTTTCCAGCAGTAATCAGATTTACCCGGATCAGTAGACATCATATTACCTTGAGCAGCAGTAAGCCACATCCAGGGTTTATTTATGATGTTACCATCAATAGCAGAAGAAAACATTTGTGCCTCAATCATACCAAAGTACGTTGGAGAGTAAGTACGAAACAGCTTACTATGTGTAGTACTGTCAGCATAACTACCATCCCATCCAGAACGAGCAACTTTTGTTAAAGCAGTTCTTCTATTAATCATAGTTAGTTAATTAAATTTGTTGAAATTGATTAAAAAATCCTTCCTTAGTTGCTGTTCCTTTTGTTTTAACAGACTTGTTTAAGTAGGATGTAAGTTTATCTTTTTGCTTCTGCTCTTTATCTGCTTGAACTTTCTTTGATGCAGCTTTAATCTCATAGTCAGATAAATCAAATTCACCTGTCTTTTCATTAAAACGCGCATAAATATCAGCCAATTGAATAAGAGCTTTTGGTGAAGCAGCAATTAATTGATTTTTTCTTGTGGCTACATTTGGATCTAAGTTGTTAAGTATTTCTTTTTTCTTAGCATCTTTCCAATCATAGCTATCTAATTCAGATTTAATATTATTAAAGAATTGTACTTGAGCTTCTTCTTGAGCAGCCTTAGCTTGCTTGAGAGTTTCAACTTCTTTCTTTTTAGCAGCATCTTTAGTACTATCTTCTTCTGCTTTAATTTCTGATGCTAACTCTGTTAGAGTACCGTCTTCTGCTAAAGAATCTAAATAAGCTATAAGTCTTGCTGTATTCTTAAATTCTGTTTTAGTTTTTAATTTCTCTTCCAAATAGTTATATGCAACTGATTCATCTGTAAGATCTACTTCTTCAACATTTAGATAAGAATCAAAAAACTTCTGTAATTCATTCTTATCTGCTTTGTCTCCTAAAGCAACTACATAATCAAACAATGCTTGGCTATCTGGATGCAAAGTAGAAATAGCTGCATTAAGATATGTTTCGGGCATTCTATTCAAATGTTCCTGTAATTGTTCTGGACTACCTGTAAACCCTTCTATTTCATCTATAAGACTATTGTCTTTAAGATATTCATAGAATGACATTACATTTTCATCTTCAACTTCTATCTCGGCCTCTACCACTTCTGTTTCTACTTCTTGTTCTAACTCAACCTCTTCTGGTTGAGTTTCTTCTATTTGAATGTCTTCCATTGGTTGATCTGTAACAACATCTACCAAGTCATCAAATATGCTACTACCTTTCATGTGTGCAAATTTAGTTTAAATAATATTATTAAAATTCATTTATAATTCAATTAGTAATTACTTAGAACTACTATTCTTCTTTGATAAAATAGATGCTTTTATTTTCTCTCTTTCTACCTCTCTATCTTTTGCATTCTCTTGAGCATCAAATTGTCTCTGTTTATTACCTTCTTCTATCTGGTCATTAATATTATCTTTATTAATGTCGTATTGATTGGCATATTGTTGAGCTTTAATAGCTGCTTCTTCAAGTTGTATCTCTTTCTTAACTGCCAGTATTTGCATCTCTTTATTTAACTCTAAATCTGATTGATATTTAGCTAAATCCTGCGCATATTTTTGTGCAGCTTCTTGAGCTTGTTGTTGCTGCTGAGCTATCTGTTCTTGTCTCTTTCTTTGCTTATCTGCTTCTGCTGATATAATTTTATGTGTTTCTTCAACAGAATTAGATTTAGTCATTTCTTTAAGAAGACCTGACATAATTTCAACACCTTCACCTGCATTCTGTGCAAATGCCTGTACTATCTGTGGAGAAGACATAAAATCAAAGTAAAGTTTTTCCTTTCCTGCATCTAATAAATATAATCCAATATCTTCCATTTGCTCTAATTGAGCAGGTGTAACAGATAGTAATTCCTTACTACCATCAGGAAGAATATATTCCATTTGATGATTAGATAAATTAGGGTTCTGTTCAAAGATCATTTTAATATGAGTCTTTAAATTATATAAATGCTCATTGAGAACATGTGACCAAACCTTATCTAATAAGTAGAAATCTGTTTGAGTTGCCAATGCAGATTGCATTAAAGCTTGTCTGTTATCTGTTACATTAGTATTAGATACAGACATGCCTTCTCTTTGTGGTGGAACACCCATAACCATACCTAATTCCATATTAAGCATGGTAGCAAAGTTCTGTAGATTAATAAACTGTTGAGAAGTATCTACAATATTATATTGTACACCAGCACCTCTTGTTGGGGGAGGGGGTAATCCATTACTATTTCTGGAGCTTGAAGTAAACCTCTTACCAGTTTTACGAGCTATAATATCTGCTCTGAGAATTCTATCTTCTCCTTCTTCTGGGTTAGTTTCACCATCAATAGCTAATTCATCTGGAATTTGATCTACATCAATAACTGCTTCTTGTCCTACATATTTAGCTATCTCTCTATCCTGTAATCTCTTAACCCCCATATACTGAAATGCATAAGGAATGGCTCTCATTATTCTTGAGATGGCTGTAGCATTTCTACCATTAAGAATTGCACCTTTATAAGTTAATTCAAACTTATCAAATGGATTATCTGTATAATCAGGCTGATAAGGAACCTCTCTATAATCTACAAATATACTCTCACCTAAACGAGTTACTTCATATCTACGTGGAATCCAGATTAATTCTGCTTCAAATTCATTACCATAATCATCTGTCCAAATAAACTTATCAGATTCAAATCCCCATTGATTCATATAAGATACCTTAGATGCATCTGGCGGAATTAAATCTGCTTTCTTAGCTAATGTAAATGTTATCTTTTCATTGTATAAATCTGTCATGGTAACATACATTACTTCACTGAAAGCCTTAAACTCTAAATGAGTTCTCCACAAAGCCTTATGTAAATTCAGATTAGTAAGTGATGTACCTTGATGTAATCCAATACCTTTACTTGTTCTTTCACCTAATACATTAAGTAATGAGTAGTATTTATTATAATCAAATACAGGTTCTTGAATATGAGATTTGGTTACTGTATTAAAATGTTTACCGTAACTAATTAACTTCTCAACATCTTCATCAGATAACCTATTCATATATTCTTGAAGAGCATCTGCAACTGTAATCTCATCTCTATGTGCTACATAATCTCCATGTTGTATAAAAGGAGTATTGGGATTCTTATCAAACATTATATTAAGAGGATTACACACTTTAATATAAGGTCTACCATTTCTCCATCCCGGATATACATATAAAGAGCTAATTGCAAGCATATCTACAAATGTATCTAATTTCTTATCAGTTACATCTTGAGATATAATGGTATATTGTAATAGCTTATTAAATAGTATTTCAGATTCAGATGAGAAGTTCTTTCTTGTAATATCAGCAGGTGTTAGTTCTTGACGAAGGGAATCCTCATATTGTTTAGCTTCATCTTCTGACATTCCCTGTAACATAGCCTTTTGCTTCTCAATAGCAACTGCTAATTCTTGTTCTACACTATCCTGAATCTTTTTAACTAACTCATCATTCTTTGACTTAATAGCTTTAGCAGTTAGTAATACAATCCTATAGTTATTTCCCCGTGCTAATAAATCTCCCTTTAAGGCATCTATCTTTTGTGGAATAGGATTATAAGGAATTAATTCTTCTTCTGATTCAGAACCTATTACACCACAATACTTATCTACTTCTTCCTTGAAATTAGATAAGTCATTATTAATAAACTCATACATTTTCTTCTTCTCTCCATATCCTTCTACAACTAAAGAGATATGTGCTGGAATCAGTCTATCTGCATGAAATTTATACCATTCGTGGGTCTTTTCTGATTCTGGTACTTGAAGACGAAGAAAATCTTTGGTCTTTGCGTTGCTTAAAAATTCGTTCATTATTATTATAGCTTTTGAAGTCGTTAGACTTTATTTCTTTTCTGTTAGTTTCAGACTGTAATTTAGTCTCATATTCTCGGAGGGCCAATATACATCCTCTAAACCCATCTACTGCATCAAAGTTATCATCTAAATTATATTGCATAATTTGACGTATTAGAAATAGTGATGGAATTCTTTCTATATTCTTCTTAGTTCCATCTTTTAAAGTTGTTTCTTCTAATAACCAGTCATTAAGCATTTTAACTAAGTTTAACTTAGCAATTCTATTACCAACATTATAACCAAAAGAAACTATATTTCTCTGATATATATTAGCACCCATTGTATTCTGAGGAGTTACCATTAATAACTGTGTCTTATTCTTACGAATAAAGTGTTCTCTACAACTTTCTCCTCTGTTCTTTTCAAATGCTAATCCCTGAATAGGATTACCATAGAATGATAGCAACTTCTCTACATTCTCATAGTATACAGATAATCCTTCTGTTGGTTTACCTATGTAAGAAGCTGCTATACAATTACCACTAAATCCTTGTGGAATATACTTAGGATTAATAAGTATAAATAAAGATCCTACAGAACCACCTCTATCTATATCTTCTTCTACATAAGGGTCAAGTCCTATGAACTGATATAAATCATGTGGTACATAACCATTAATCTCTTGAGGAAATTCATATATAACTATACAACCAGATGGATCTTTCTTCTTAGATGAATCTATGGGAAATTCTCTATATGGTTCTGCATCATGTAATATTTCATACTTAACACCTCTGGATACATTACTATCCCATATTAATTTAACTGGAGTTTCAAGTAATTTATATCTATCAAATGCAGTTAATTCTTTCTCTCTTGATGCAGCTTCTTCATAAGGTAAATAGTATCCTTTATCTGTAAGCCACATTTCATCTACATAACAAGGCTTGTTCATTAAGAAGTCTCTTAACACTTTAGGGTCAGATGAAGATGCTTCTTTTTCTCTTTGTTTATTTACCTTGTTAATGGCTAATTCATAATCTGTATTACCATTCTTATCTTTACAATCAAGTAATGTAATATAATAAGGAATAAAATATCCTATCATACCATTCTTACCTGTATGTCCAAACTGATTCTTAAATGCTAATACATTGTAATCCTGTGGATTAAGGAATACTTTCTTCGTAGCCTGAATATACTCAATGTGACCAGAAGTACCTTGCGCCCATTGTACACCAAATCTATTTCCACCTCTTGAGATAGTACCTTCATTAGCACCTAATACTTCAATGAAGTTTTCCATAGAACCTACTTCTTCACAATTAGAGAAAAGGTATCTACCACCTTCTGCTGCTCTAAATCCATCTCCTTTCTTTGTAGAATAGTTAACATGTGCAATAGTAGAACCAGAACCTCTTTCTATCCATTCACCATTAATTTCTACCTTATACTTAGCTCTATATATCTTATGTGGTTTCTTATTAGGACAATCTAAAGTACCTAATGTTCTTCTATACAAAGGACATGGGGTGGTTACTAAATCTCCTTTACTATCTGTTTCTGTCCATATACCAAACCACTTTTTAAACTTAGCTGATTCACCATTAGTCTTAGCATTCTGTGATGCCAAAAACTTATTTAACATTTCAGAAGATTTATTACTATCTCCTGCTCCTACACATTGCTGTGCTTTATTTTCACCATTTATAAATGTCTGGTTATATCTACGAGTACCTCCAAATATAAAATTATATTCTACTTCTGCAATGGCAACCCAATAAGATTTAGATCCACCACGAGAACCAAGTATTAAATTGTTTATAGTAGGGTTTTCAAACAAACATTTGCCTAATTTATGAGCATGTATCTTTCTAATATACTCATAAGGATCTTCGTACTTCTTCATTACTCCATTATGAAAACAAGTCTCTGGTAGAGCATCATAGCTTAACTCTTTATCATAGTATTGTTTCAATAGAATATTACATGACACTTTAGTATCTTTTTCAAATCCAGAGAACCCATAAGCAACCCAAGACATATATGCAAAGTCCCATAAGTAATCTACTACTAAAGGTTTAATCTCTTCTGTAACATTTACATTACCTTTCTGAAATGTATGTTCTATTACTCCATAATTACCAAAGAAATATAAATTACCCGGCATATATCTATACTGACCAAACTCATTACCCCACATACCTTCTATACACTTCTTAATCTCTTTAGACCAGAAGTTAATATAAATAGGATGTTCAGGATGTATCATAGGCACATCCTGAACTAAGAATTGTTGTAAGTTTTCAATCCTAATATAGTCTTGTCTTACTGTATCTGGATTAATTTTCCAAGTTGACATTATTTATTATATGTTCCTAAAGTTCCATTAGCTTCTCTATCCATTGTTCTTTTAGCTAACCAAAGTAAAGCTTCTTCTAACTTAGTAATAGCAATTGCACTTTCTCTTGTAGCTAATTCACCCGTATTAATAGTCTGTAAATGATCTAATGCTACTGCTACTAATTGTTCAATTAATACACCATCCATAGCATTTACTGTATTCTCTTCTAATACCTTACTACCTCTTACCATTTGAATATAGTAATGATCTGGTAGTAATTCAATTCCATCTGGTAATGTAGCATTTACATCTTCACATAATTCAATTCCTTTACCTATTGTAACTGTATAGCAAGGAATTTTATAAGTATAGTCTTTTACTTTATCAAAGACTGTCTTAGGATTAATTGTTGTTTTTCTCATAACTAATTTTATTGATCTGCTGTTATATCTTTATCCCAATATACATCTTCTGGAAATAGTTCTTCTTTTAGTTTATTAATATCTGCCGACATATCTTCATCAAGAAGAATTGTAAACTCTATATTACCTATTCCGGGTGTATCTTCTTTTTTAGGTTTAAATGGTAAATTGTCACTCATCATCTTCTATAATTACTAATTGATTCTTTTCTAATGCTGTTTCTCTGCCTCCTCCAAATAATCTCAATTCATTTTGTTCTTCTTCAAACATCTTTCTTACCTGATCGTATTTCTTATAAATATCAAGAGTTAGTTTTCTCATTGCATCTATATCTTTAGCAGTACCGGGAGTTTGCATAGGTCTGCCAGCAACATATACAATAGCTCCATTTTTATCTTTAACTACTTCTGGAAATGTATATTCTGCTTCATCAATAAACTTAGTTCTTTTAACTAAAGATTCTTCTTCTATTCTAAATGCTTTAGCTGCTGGAGTAAGACAGTGTTCAGGATAAGCTAATAAACATTCTGCTATTAAAGGATCATTAAAGTTAAAATCAGGATTATAAGCAAGTATAGCTGACTTCTTCTGATCTATTTGAAGCCTATATATTTTATTCTCATAAGATGGGTCACAGAAAAGAAAAATACAATACATTTCTTTAGAAGACTTAGACTTATCTTTAGATTTATCCCTATCATACAAACCTTTAAATGGTTCTATTAGAGATACTTGAAAGTTATTCTCCCAGAAATCTTTCCTTATATCTAATGGAAATTGAATTTTCACGAATCTGTACTGAGCCATTATACTTTATTTACTTCTTTATTCCAAACATTATATACTTCATCTACCATCCAATTAAGTAAGTAAGCAGATGCTTCATCATTATCAGGATCAATACCATATCCAATATCTAAAAGTGTTCTATTTACACAATGAAAACATTCATGTGCTATTTCACCTACTGTAGTCTTAGGAGTAAGAATCATAGCAAATTGTCTACCTCCAAATACAATACACATAGCATGTACTCTATCTAAAGAATCTCTATCTGTAACAACATTAATTTCTTTATATCCCTCTTCAATAGTAGGATTAACTACTACAAGTATATCACCACCATAGATGGGAATCTTAATCCTCTTCTTCATAAGTTATTACACCTTTAATAGTTAAAGTATCTTTAGAATGATCTTTATAGAATACAGTAATAGTTTTAGTAACATTAATCCTTGTAGATAGTTCTAACTTATCTGCTTTGTAAGTTACCTTAATTCCATTCTTAGTAATGGTAGGAACAGTGCATCCACAACTTGCTGTAGCTTTAACTATCTGTTTATCTCCATCATATATGAACTCAACTGTATGAGAAGTAGATGGTTCTATATTACCTAAGTTAATTTCTTTATTTCTCCACATCTTCTTCTATTTTATGGCACTTTTTATCAGATAGTGCCAGTCTATTGAAATTGCATTGGCATCTGAGACAGGCTTGATTGGTAAAACATTCAGGACATTCTTGCAGTTTCTTAACATACTTAATAATTGCTTTGCCATGTAGGAACCAGTTAATGTTTCCCTGAATGTAATACCACGCAAGTTTAGGATTATCAATTGCCTGTCTTACCCTTGATAGTAATAATTGGAAATTGTATACCCACATTCCATTCTTTATTTAAATAACTATAATTTCCTAATAGATCAAACTTTCTAAATGCTAATGTAGCAGTAGGTTTAAGATTCTTAAGATCACTAATATCTGTCATTAAACCTGCTTTAAGTTGAAACCTATTAGGGATTAATCTCGTCATTTTTACAGTATCAGTAGTTACAACAGGAACCAGTTCAGTTTCTTTAAGAATAGGACATGGCTCAGTAATATGAATTGTCTGCTTATGTGAAACAATCTCACCTTTAACTTCAATAGAATCTGTAGCTACTACATTATCCTTAGAAGATGCATAAGTATATACTCTAACAGAATCATCTGTATTATCTATATATACAGGTACTTCTACATACTTAGGAATAGTTTTAGTAATATGTACTACCTTATCAATGATAAATGTATCAACAATAGTAGTGTCACGTTTGCCATTAGCATACTCATTAATAATACTCTTTAATGAATCAACTGTAATAGAATGTGTTACCTGATCTTGTACAGTATTCCTGTCTTTATTGCAGGATTTCATGAATAAGAGAACTAACAGAACTCCTATAACAACTGGGTATATAAAATTAAGCTTCATCTATAATTACTTTAATCATTTGTTGTGGAAGAATAGCATATCCAAAATGCTTATGATCTGGTTGACGAGGTACAATTTTATCATTATAATCAGGATGTGCATAGGCATTCTGGTATCCAACTACTTCATCAGATGTAGCTATCATATCAAAATATGCAATCTGTACTAACATGCCGGGCTTAATAGTAGTCTCATACTTGGGTACAGATACAATTACAGCAGTACTTTTAAATCTAAATGGATCTGGAATTTCATCATATCCTTGTCCTGATTTCCTTTCTGCTTTAACATTAACTAACTTAGGTAAGATAATGTTACTCTTTGTAATCTCATCTTCTACAATAGCAAGTCTTACAATGTATGAATTTAGAGGAGTAAGTTTAGTATAATCTGGATCTAAGTTTCTTAGATTAGTATTATAATTCTTTCTCTTTTCTAACTCTGTAACTGCATTCTGTACCATTGCTTCTCCTTGTTTGGTAATATAATCTACTTTTTCAGTAGATGTTGTAGTATCCTGAAAGAAGATTTGATCCTTATTATTTGGATACAAAATATCATTCACTGTAACATCTTTTAAATTCTGTTTTCCTTTAATTACTTCCATTTTATTTATTTTAATATTTACTGTTCAAATCATCTACATCAAGCATCTTCAAAAGAATTGCTAATTCAGATTTATTTTTTATTATTCCACTAAATCTATCGCAGGCATGTATATTGATATGTACATGAGTACCATCTTCATCAGATGAATAAGTAGTCAATCTATATACAATAGGGCATAATCCTGCATTCCATACTTTCTCATATATAGTTTTTTGAGCCATTTCATTGTACTCCTTAAACTCAAACCCAAAACTTTCTATATCAGATTGAGATAAACATTTAATTCTAATTCTATCATTGGGTATACTTGCTACAATCTGCTGTTCATAATCTTCATAGAAATAGGGATATATCATACTTTCAAACCAATAAGGTTCTGCTGGAGGATAAGGATGAATATTTAAAAATTCAACTTCCATTCCAAAATATAATTCTTCTTTAGAAGAAGGGGTGTAATATTTATTCTCCATCTTTCTTTCTATCTTTTGATTTAATATAATCTGGATTATGTAACTTCTTTAAGTTAGCTAATATATCCTTCCAGTAATTCTCATCATAACTATGATACTTTCTATTTGCAGATACTTCTTCATACTTATGAACCATCCTATATACCATTCTCATTCTAAGCTTAATCTTAATATAGTCATTAATAAGTATTCCATATTTAGCATATTGAGCATTGGATATAAAATACTTAATACCTTGCCAGAAATGACTTATAATAAGCTTAACTTGAGCCTCCGGTAAATTAGTTCTGTAAGCTACTCTCTTGATTATCACCTAAAGAAGTTAGATTGATGGCTTATATTTTAAGTCAACCTGTTTATAGAGATTGTTTTAAACTTCCCTATAAGACAGATACTATTGCCTTTATGAAAATGAGTTATCATAACTTACACATGTATAGACATAAGATAGCTAAGAAAGGATGGATTAGTGATAAAGTACCAGATAAGAAGTTACTGGATATACAGAAGCAGATTAAAGATAAGATAGCTAATAAGCTAAACTTATCTGTTAATGAACCATTTACTTTTGAGTTTGATTTAAGATTATACAATGGGTCAGGAGGAGATAATCAAGAAGGTAGCATATAGAACTAATTTACCAGAGGCTCAAGTTAAACTTATT